CACATACCTGCACCGACATCCGCATTGATATCAGCCTGTGCCTTACCAAAGCCCTTGGTGCGATTCTGTTCCCAGATTGTTGCAGCACCGCCAGCAGCTACTACTGGCAATAGAAGGCCACCTACAGTCTTAGCAATAGCTGCCTTAGATAGCGCGCCTCCGGCTGCGCCAGCACCTAGACCACCTAGAAGGCCGCCTCCGCCTCCTAATAGGCCACCACCAGCGCCCTTGACTACGAATCCTGCAACAGCGGCAGCAACAACTACATCCTGTAGTTCCTTTGGAAGTCCTGCCCAAGCATTGACAATAGCTTGTAAGGCGTTGGCGATAGTAAGGGCAATTTCACCAAGGGTCTTTAGGCCGCCCTCAGCAGCAAATGTTTCAATAGCGCTGAAGAACACAACCCATGCATCAAGGAATGTAGTATCTGCATTCTTGAAAATGCTAACTAGGCCGTCAATCAGACCACCTTCACCAGAAAGCTTATCTAGGAACTTGACAAAGTTGTCAGAGCGAGAAATCTCGAACAACCCACGAGCTAGAGCGCCAGCAAGATCAATGATAGCCCGCATTGGCTCACGCATATCCTCAAAGTACTGAGTAATATCCTGCTGTCCTTCTGCACTCTCAGTCCACGCACGGAAACCGTCAGCTACATCAGTAATCCAGTCACCAAGGAAGTCTGTGAGAGGATCAGCTAGGCTTACAAGATTGTAAATACCTACACCAAAATCAGTAAGAACTGCTAGAACTTGCTTGAACCGCTCATAGGAGTTGGTGAAGAAGTCTTCTAGACCCTGAGGATTTCGTGCAGCAGAGCCATTAAGAGCACCAACCCACTGCATAAAGTCTTCTGCCATAGCTGTAAGCATTGGGCCAGCAGCTTGACCAAGACGAAGGAATAGCTGTAGTAGCTCAACACCAGAAGTCATAAATCTCGCAGTAATAGCTTCGTTATTGGCGAAGATATTCTGCATGACAGAGCGGCCATCACTTGAGGTTAGCCATCCGGTTAGGCCGCGACCAGAGGCATTGATGTCAGAGGCGATGGTGCCGAGATGAGTGTGCAGCAGTGGTAGATAAGTATTGACTAGACTGCGAATCTCTGGACCAAGACCAAGCATAAAAGTATCTTGGACAGAACGCTGTAGGCCACGCATTGGTGCTTTGGCATCAATGATAGCCTGTACAAACTCACGCGTATTGGGGCCTAATTCAGCCATAGCCTTAGCATCGCCACCAATGGCTGCTCCAAGACCACGAGTTGCCATGGCAAGCACGGTACCAACCGAGCCCAGAGCTAGAATGCCAGCAGGGAGTGCACCTAAGAGACCAACAAGTGGAGCAAGGCCGTTAGCCGCTGCCAAACCTGCTGCACCAAGAGCGTTTAGACCGGTTCCAAGAATTGGAATGCCTTCAATGGCAGTACCGATGAGAACACCGATACCGGCCATACGGAAGGAGTGCGGGCGGATGTGAGGGCCACCACGACCTCCACCACCAAACAAGCCACGGCCTCCGCCACCACCGCCACGAATACCATTGATGCGGCGCTGGTACTTGCGAGCAATCTTCTCTTGTTCTTTCCAGCCACGCTCTGCAATGGTCTTTAGAGACTTCTCTGTAGCCTGCGCACGCTGAATCTCGCGGCGAGCCATAAGGTTGGCAGTCCTATCCAGATTACGGATGGCTCGCTGTCGCTTGTTGACATTATCGAGAATAGTGCGCTGAGTGCCAGCATAGCGCTTATCCAGGTTATCGGTCATCCGCATGAGGCGGTTGAAGTCCTGATGAACCTTATTGACCCGGCCCATGGTGTTAGCGCGAGTATCATTAAGCTGGTTGGCACGAGCAGTTTGTACGTTATTAGCGCCCTGTGCCTTAGTATTGTCATCAAGAGTCTTGGTGTGTGAGCCAGTCCTCTTGTTCAAGCGGTCAAGTGCACGAGATACATTGTCAATCTCGCGTCGGGTTTCTCCTGCACCAACCGCTTGCAGATAGATAAAGACTTCTTCTGACTTTGCCATTATCTACCGTTCCTACTTCTTTTCCATTGCTTCCTTCTGTAACGCGTTCCAGAAGTTAGCTGCTTGCACTTTAGCTTTGAAATCAAAATAATCTGATTTCATTACTTCTACCGGATCTAAGTGAAATGTTCCGGCTACATATGCTGCTGCCCGTAGCCGGTCATCATCGTATATCCGCTTGCTCAGTCCAAAGGGTCGTCCTCGTCCTCACCTTCGGCAAAACCGTTCGCGTCATCTTGTGAATAACCAGCAGCGGTAAGAATATCTGCTGATGCCCGTAGAACATAAGGGTCACGAACGTAGAATTCTTTGATAGCTCCGCGAGCGTCTAGTGCGCCAAGCTGCTCTTGGAATGCTTCATTCTTGAAAGTAAGAGGCTCATCCTCCTTATCAGTAACATCCTCTCCATTGAATACGAGAGAAATACACTGCTCCTGAAGAACAGTCAGATTGAAGTGCATGGTATCAATCTGTGAAGTAGGATCATTCTTCTTCTTGCGTGCGGCCTTCTGCCAACGATGTAGCTTATCTAGAGGTAGATCTACAGAGTAACGAACGGCTAGGCTCTCCCGACCTGGAACCCTAAGAACGATATCCTTAGGTAGATCGGCTGGCTTCTGTAGCTCTGCACGGAAGGCTGCATAAATGGATGGTAGACCTGACTCGGTCTTGTGCTTTGGTGCTGCATCAGGATCTGGTGCTGCAAACTCATCTGGTTCATCCCAAACAGGTTCTGACATTGTGGTATTCCTTAGTGTTATTGGTATGAGAAAGGTAGCGGCTAAACAACCGCTACCCTCTCGGATGTTCTATTCAATTTTATCAGAGGAAGTGCTTAGAAGTGGAATTTACTTCACGGCAGAAACTGCAAACTCCATCTCCCACATTGCAGCGTCGCCACCGGATGAATCCTGATCTGGTTCAGAGACCCGAACTAGGAGAGCACCAGAGTAAACTGTTGGCTTGCCTGATGAAGTGCCATCCTCATCAGTTGGCTGCTTTGAAATAGTGGTTGTCCACTTACCTACATTGTTGCGAGCCTTGGCCAGGATTGCGTAATCCCGGTCACGGTTATATGCACGAGCGACAGTCACATTTGAACGCTGCGCTGGTGAAGCAAGCATTTCAGGCTGTTGTGAGCCACCATCCCAGTATGGAGATACATCTGAAGACGTTTCTCCACCAGTGCATGTAGCCCAGTAGCCCGTAATACCAGACACGTATGTACGGAACATACGCTGTGAAGAGTGCTTTGCTACCATCTTGGTTTATCTTCCTCTTGTGTTCTTATTGTTCTTATCAGAGAGCACCCATTGGGTTAACCTTGGTGAGGCTTAGAGTGATCCAAGCAGCAGTTGGGCTAACACGCAGAGAAATCTCGACGTTGATACGGTTTTGTGTAAGGCTGGAAACAGGGTTAATATCATCGCCAGCGTTAACTAGGTAACCTGGATCAATCTCGTTACCTTCAGCATCGTATGAACCAAAGAGGCCGTTCCGGTCTGCAATTGGCTGTAGCATGCCGCTTAGCTCGGCAACAATCTTTGACTGTAGCTGACGCTTAGAATCAAGAGGCTCAAACATGTACTGCTCAAGACGCTGCTCGGCATCTAGAACGATACGGTTGATAAGATCCTGATCCTTTAGGTATGACCAGCTATCGAAGTTGTTGCTTAGTGAACGCCATCCGTAGAGACGGACGGTGTTATTGATATTCCGGATTGCAGATACCTTGGCATCGTCAAGCTTGTTGGCGTTGGTGGCATCATACTTCTGGTAAACATCCACGACGTAGTTAGCAGCGGCCATAAGACCTGCTGGTGCACGCCATGGGCCTTCTAGACGATGTGCGCGGGCACGAACGCCTGCTACATAGCCCTCAGGACCAATAACCTTGGTTGATGCGCCATCAGTAGGAATGACAATCCATGGAGCGAATAGACCAGCGTACTGAGAGTTCAGTGAAGAAGCAGCAGAAATAAGGCTGGAAACGGTGTCGTCCTTAGCACCAGCTAGAAGAGCGATGCGGTTGTTGACCCGTGCGTGCTCTACTAGAGCGTTGCGGACAGTTGCGTTATCCTGGCCTGGAACTGCTACTGCGCCATCGCCATCTTCCTTAACGAACTTGTTAAGAGCGGTGACGTAGTTGGCTGCTACGATAGATACCCGGTCATCAGTACCAGCAGTTAGAGTTGCTGGCGCTGCTACTGCTGGGTTGTTGTCAGGGGCTGAAGAAGTGCTGCCAAGATTTGAAATTACAACATAGTTGGAGTCAGTGGCGCGAGTTGCGGCATCTGCTGGATCAGCTAGGTTGTTGTAATCCTCGACAATATCATTGCCTAGACGAACGATAATACGGAAGGTACCTGGGTTTGAACCAGCAGCTACCTCGACGGATAGGTTGCTTGACCATGAGCCAGGATTGGCTGCATCTACCTTGAGAGTAGGTAGAGGGGTGGTTGCACGGTCATTGAGGGTTAGAGTACCGCTTGCAGCAGCATCACCAACAACGCGGACTACACGAGCCTGCTCGCCACCCTCTGAAAAGAAGGTAGCTAGATGGTCATAACCATCAGAGTATGCTACGCGACCACCATAAACCTGCTTTAGGTCTGCGATACCACGAATGACGGTTGGTGTTACGGGACCACGCTCGAAAACACCTACCATGAAAAACTGCCCACTGGCAGCAGAGAGTGGCGTGGTAGGGCCACTTCGTGCTGAGGTTGTAACAACTACACCTGGCATTCGGAACTCCTAATTACTTCTTTACAGATCGTGAATTACGCTTTGGAGCTTCTTGCCCTTCAGCACTTTCTTCGTTTGCTTCCTCGGAAGGAGTGACGACCTCGACCAGGTAACCAAGCTCAATAAGCTGTTCAATGCGCTCGGTCTTCTTGTCTACATCAACCCATTCTCCGCCACCAACGAAACGTCCGTAGCCGTCATAGACTACTGGACCGCTGGTACCATTAAAGAATTTCGGCATTATACTCCTAGATTTCCATTTATATTGTACCATCCAAAATAACTGCGTAACAAACTAGTAAGGCAGTTTATCGACGGTAGTATTGACTTCGTTAGCATATCCAATGATCGGCACTGCTGTTGATTCCCATTTTGACAGATTAATTGTGATTAATCCAGTATTGACCCATCGTGGGTTTCCTGGACCCTGTAATTTCATTGGCTCAGGAGTTGCCTTACGCATGTTTTGTAGATCTACCTGCATTGGAGACTCAGTATTTGCAGTACCAAGAGAAGGAGAATTCAAAATCGCAGTGACCACAGCATTGAGCAGATCGTCACGCTGACGCATGGTGGTCTCTCTGGTTGGATAATGCATCTCAGCAACACCATCAGCGTCTAGACCAATCTGCGCAGTAACTACGGCAACGAAAATAGTTACCTCGTAAATCGCATTGAACTCTGCTGCTCCACTAGGTAAGTAATCAATGATGCGATAGTCTGTAGAGCCGTTGATATACATGCCGATGACAGGATAGGTGCCATCCTTTGTATCTAGCGGATCGTAAGCGTCATAGGTCTTTGGAATTGGCTGCTTATAATCGTCTAGATCAGAGTTCTGTTCAATAAGGGTGGCTAGATAGACAGGAACGTACTGGCTGAAATAATAAGCCATCTGACGACGGATAGCCGTTTCGCCACGGTTCTGAGTATCGATAATCATGTTACTCAATGCCTTCTCCAACCACTAAACAGATGGTCAATAATCTCATCACCAATTTTATCAAGAAGTGCTCGATTTGCTTGAATAACTGGTCGGGCTGCCATATTGCGAGTGCCCATCTGATGATAAACAGCTACAGGAACAATCTTACCAGCATCGCTGATGGATTTGTACCATGAGCCGAATTTAGCGGTCATACGATGCGATTCACTGATGTTGAATGGCATACCTTCATGCGTGTAAGACTTCAGCAAGCCACCATGGTCATACAGAATTCGGCTACGACCCTGCTTGCGATCAATAGTGTAGCGCTTCAATGGCATCCATCGTCTACTTAGGCCAGACAGCGCACCGCTGCTGAGGAACTGCCGACGTAGTTGGCCACGGTAGAACTCGCCAATATCGTCAAACGCTGGCCCAAAATGATAGGTACGGGCAATAATGCGCTCAAGTTGATTGGATGCGGTTCTTGCGCCTACTACGCGAACCTTAATCATCCCCGGCGAACCACCCTGCGACGCTTACGCTGCAATGCTCGTAGCTCATCTTGTGCCCAACCAACTGACCGCTGGTCGCCAACCTCAGTCTCGGCAGCGATGCCTTCACGCATGCCTGCGGTGTCTACGTTGTTTACGGCCCATTCGCGAGCGGCAACTCTAGTAATGGCCATCTTCATAGCGTTATCGACGTAACCATTGTAGCCACCGATATAATCTACCATGACCGGAGTGTGAGGAGTATTGATATAGAGTCCGCCAGGAACAATTCGGTAGCGTGGTTCCTTAATGACCTTAGGAGCTAAATCCACCATGCGGTCTTCGTCGGTAACTAGACGATCCTGCACTGGTGGAATAATAACTGTTTGATCTGGGATAGTAGGAACAACGTTAACCCCGCACCGAATAATCTCGTGTACGGGGCTTACGCTGAGATGTACGAACCCCTTGCTGTTAGATACGACGTATTCTCGTACCTGAACCTTCTCTACTGGTCGATTGAGATAGTTTTCAAGGCTCTCTTGTACGCCAGCAATGATATCAGCCATTGTCTGACGATGACCCTCTTCAACTTGAATACCGCCCATATAGCGGCGTAAATCGCCAACCGAAACCAGCATTACTTTTCCTTACAATTACTTTACGATTGCGCCTGCACGTGCAATGAGACGGTACTGAGGACGCTTTGAGTTAGCAGGAACATACTCCTGTAGAACAGTCTCAGTTGCTACCTTATTTGGGCCAACCTCAGTTGTAGCTACCTCGTACTCTTCACCTTCCTTTACAATACGTACATCAGCCTCGGACCGGAGCTTGTTTAGCTCCTCTACCTCTTCCTCTGGCTGTACTGCTGGCTTCTCAGGTCCCTCTTCACCGGCCTCATCCTTGGACTTGGCAGACTTACGAACTGATGGCCGACCGCGCTTTGGCTTCTCTTCGGCTTCTGGCTCTGGTGCTGGGGTTGAGTCTTCTTGTGCTTCTTGCTGCTCAGCGTCTACCTCTTCTGGCTTTGCTGCTTCCTTCTCTTCCGCCATATCATTTTCCTTATCTGTTTATGGTGGCTTAATCTGTACAGTTTCCGCCATCAACACCACAAATGATGCAAGGCGGGTGAATTGGATATGAATGCTCTCCAAAATCCATTTCCCCGTAGTCATATCCAGGTTCACCGTATTGGGGTTCAAACCTGTCATCATCCACAAAGAACGGAATGTATTCTTCTGAAGAGTACACAACCATGAAAATCACCTATCACCAATTTTATCATAGATCAACACAACGGCGCAGCAGTTACAGGCACCCAACTTGTTCCGTTG